GAAAAAACTGAGTATGGCCCCATGGCTTCTGCGGTACGATCAAGCCAAAGCTTGGCCAAAAATGTTTGAACGATTCGACTTCCTTTCAAAGAGCGAATCTAAACTGATGAATGGCCTGATGCCGCAGTTTGCGGGCCGTATCAAGATGACGATGAAGGAAAAGCCACCAAAAGGGCTACATCCAATTCTTCAAGAAATCCTGAAAGAATGTCCGAAAGAACTCAAACAAGACTGGAAAGTTGAAAACATTCTGACAGGTGCCACCAAGGTCGGCGCCTACAAATCCGTGCACCGTTTCGCCCAGCATCCGTCCAAAGGCAATGTGGATCCGGAGCTGTCGACGAAGGTTTTGGAAGTCATGGACTTTCTGTTGCGCGACGTGCTTGGTGAATCTGATATCCTATCCAAGGAGGAGTGCATTGAGGACAGTGACCTTAAGAAGAGCGCTGGAGGACTCTGGTCTTTAGTCTATGGGGATAAGAAAACCCTCTACACGGAAGAAGCGGACTTCATCCGCAAAGTGTGGGAGGAATTCCTCGTTGACGGGACCTACTGGTCATGGCTGGGTGAGCGCACGAAAACCAACGAGCTGCGCAACATTGAAAAGATCATGGAGGACAAACTTAGATCAATCCTGGCTGTGGATGGAATCCACGTCCTATTCTCAAAACAATTCATGCTCGACCTGCATCGCAAAATATTGAAGGCAGATTATCATATGACCAATATGTGCATTGGAACAACCTTCTTTTATGGCGGCATGAATCGGCTAGCCCAGTACCTTGGGCGTCATGCCAAGGGTTGGGAATTTGATGTTGGCAAGATGGATGCCAACTTGCACTCATGGATCATTCTCATGCTCGGAGACTTCTTGTTTTCGATGCTCAAAAAGAAGTTTCAGACTTCCGTAAATCGCATGCGTTGGAAGCATCTTCTTCACATGCTCATCATGTCCCCACTCATCATGGAAGACGGGTATGTGTTTTTGAAAGGCCTTGCTGCTTTGGGTGGAAATCCGAGCGGTCAGTTCCTCACGAC